TGTGTTGATTTTACTCTTACATATTTTCTACCTATAGTAATGTTATTCGAATGCTCTTCTATTGCTAACTTATCTTCAAAAGAAATACTACCACTCGTTACAGCGTCTACTAAATCTTGTGCAAACTTAGCTTTTTGCTCTAAGTCAGGAAGTACTTTTACTGTTAAACTGAAATCGTATTGATGAGCATTTTCCATTGCTTCAAGTATCTCCACTGAAACTTCACCGAAAGACTTAGCGTATAACATCTTTCCGTTCTTCTTAGAAATACTGTCTTGTAGTCTTAGTACAATAGTATTTGCTAAAGAGTTAAACATACTCACGTTAGCTTTTCTTAGGTAATCAATCGCTGCGTTACCTGAAAGTATAGACAACTTTTGCACTCCTACTAAAGAGTCTGCCGTTGTTTTCCCTTCAAGCCCTGAAGTCATACCTATGGAATCTTTCATCATTTGGTATTGTATATTCCACTCCATGTTTAGCGGTTGCAATTTAGAAGACACTTCTTGCTTTAACTGAATAACTGGCATTCTGTTTTGCTCTCCGTTCTCCCCTTCAAGCGAACCTATCATGATACCTGTTTCAAAGTAATCACTAATCATGTCGTTAGGGTCTTTGTTTTCCATGTTACTCATAGACTTCTCATCAAAGAAGAATCCGTCAGGAATGATAGATTGAATAACTTGTTCTGACTTCAACCATATTCTCCACATCTTACGAGCAAAAGGCATCATCTTTTCTACTGTAGACTGTTCGTTTGTGTTGTAATAAATGTATCTACCTACAGGTGTAGCTAAAGAGTTTTTATATCTAACTGCGTTGTCTTGTCTTTTGTGGTTGAAAACCATTTCACATTGAGGAATATAACATCCTTCATACCATACTTCATAGCTACTAGAAACAACTTCACTTCTTGATTCTTTTCCTTCTAAATTCCAATCGCTCTCTTTTGGTATAAGTTTATATCCACCTCTTCTGTTCTTTTTCTTTTTGTACGTTTCTTTTACGTTTGTTCTAAAGTCATAAAGTATTGCCTCTACTATAAAGTTACGATAGTCATTCCATGTTGTAGTATCTTTCCAATCTTCGTTTCCAAACATTCCACTAACACTAACAGCTATTTGTTTTAGAATCTCAGGGTCGCTGATATTATACTTCACTGCAAACTCGCTAATTGTATATTTCTTAGCTTGCCCTGCGTAGTACATATCTCTGTTGTCATTGTATCTACCTACTGACTCACTATGGATAAAGTCTTTTAAATCTACGTACTCTATGTTTAATTTCCCTCTGCTATCTGAGTTACAATATAACACAGCTTCAGATAATTCTACTAAATCTCTTTTCACTAATTGGTCTACTCCGTCTCTGAATCCTTCCATGTCTAAGACAGACTCTCCCATTGTTTCAATAGCTATCTCTTGTGGCTCTTTCCCTCTTAAAGACACTAGCAATTCTAGTTCATCTAAAGTTTCAGGTGCGTCAGTTCCTAGATAGTCCACGCCCGTTACTTGACTCATGTTTTTCAACATATCTTTAGCGTAGTATTTCTTTTCTAAGTTTTCTACAAATTTAGACCTCTTCTCTATTGAAAGTACATCAATCGCTTTTGAATCTATTTTGTAAAGTGAAGTGTCTATGTTTGCTTGAATCCTCGCTAGTTGTGGTGCAATCACATTAGGAAATGTAGTGTCTAGGTTTAAAGAAGTAGCGTCAGTGTCTTTTATTACGTAAGACAATATTTCTCTTTTGTCTGTAGGGTCGCCTGCTACGTAAGACCTTAATTTGTCTACGTGTCTTCTTTTTGAAGATAACCTACTAGAGTCTCCACCTTGTAACCACTTGTTATAGATGTATCTACCTACGTCTTTCCCAAATTCGTCTGAGTCTTTGTACTCTGTTTTAGCGGTCATATCAGGGTGGCTAACCTTACTCCCTTGCTTGATTTTATTATTGTTTTGTCCGTAATTATCCATGTCGTGACTTTAATTCTAGTATCTAGCAAAATTAATTAATTAATAACTGTATGTTTTTTTGCTAAACGAGTATTCTTTTACTACTTTTCTTTTAGGTTTAGATTGTTGTTTTTTAATTCTACTTAGTTTTGCGTGTATGTTTAAAAGGTTTAATCCGTGAACAATACCTAAATCATACTTAGTCCTATCATAAGGGTCGTATTTCATTAATTGAACTACTACTTCTTTATCCATGCAAAATGTCTTTACGTTGCCGTTGTCTATGTCTTGCCCTATGTATTTTGTTCCATAGTCAGAGATGTATAAAGATGTTAATTGTCTTATGTTTTCAGAGTTATTAGGAATACCACCATACCTTTTTTCATTGTCGTTTAATTTAGGCTTGTCAGGTCTACGAGCGACAAACTGCGTAAGTCCTCTATTATAAAACTCTTTTATCACATTGTCTACGTTATTCTCAACTAGGTTTTCAGCACTATAAAACAATGTAACTCTAATCACTTTATCAACTGTCTCAGCTACCGTTTTCTCTCTGTTATTGTAGATAAAAGCAACAGTGAATCCTTCAGGTACTTTTTCATTCATATTAGGTAGCGTCATTCCTTGAACTGCCGTGTTAGAAGCTCTGTTATCAACTGTCTTATCTACTTTATGAGGGTCAGTAGCTAAAGATATTAAGTTAGTGTTCGCAGGGTAAACTTTTCCGTTCTTTCGCACATGATTATTCCTAAGCTCAGGTGGAGGCATCCAGTACACTCTAAAGCTACCTTGTGGGCTAGGAATAAACTCTACAGTTAAATCTGTTCTGTCAGGATTAGGGTCACTCCATACAAACTCGCCAATTATAGGCTTAGTAGATTCAGAAGATTCTATGTATCTTATTTGTTCGTTTGCTTTAATTAAATCTATAAGAGAGTTACCACTAACATCTGTAAACATCTGCTCTTCCGTCATAGGATTCTGATGATAATGCTGTAGTAATTTATGAATGTCATCTTTTAGCTTTTCTACTTTACTCTCATGAACAGACAGATAGCCTTTTGAAATGTACTTTCCTAGATTATTCAACATAGGCTCTTCAGGGTCTTCTATAATTGGGAATCCGTATTCATCTATATATCCATTATAGTTATATTGTATAGGTGTGAAAAACGAATACAATCCTGATTTAGTCCATCCTTCGCTATCTCTTTTATCTATATTACTGTCGTACCATACTTTTTTAAACTCTTCACCTCCTATCGCAGCATCATAAGTAGACCCTGCTTGCACCTTACCTACAATCTGACCTCCTTCTCTAAGTGTCGTGACTACTCTATCTAAGAACTCAGAAAAAGGCACGTCTTTAGGGTATTTAGAAACTTCATCAAGCACTAGTCCTGTTACTGCATCTTGGTCAAATGAATCTAAAGAAGTTGTTTCGTATGTTATACTTGTGTTTAATCCGTTTGTGTCTTCTACTTTTCCTCCTATTTTTCTTGAAGCAGGTGTATCAAAATACATAGAAGTATCAATGTTCGGGTTTTTAAGTTGAGGTTTGAAGTAGTCAGGTAACTTCCTGAAGCTAGGGACTAATCTACGTCTATATGTTTTCTGACTATCTGAAGACTTCTTACTCATCAATCCGAAGTTAGAGAAATACGAGCTAGTGGCTTTATTTATCATTATAGACAATGCTCTAGCTGTCCATCCTGACCTTCTACCTTTTCCGAATATTATACCAAAACATCTATCGTCTAACTCCACTGCTCTCCACGCATAAAAGTAAACAACGTCGGCATATCTAAAATCCATTACTTTTCCTTGGTCTACAAAGTGAGAAATATAAAATACATTGTCACCTGTTAAATACATTTCATTTCCTTGTATAGAAACCCATCTCCCTTCAAATCTGTGCTTGTATTGTTTTTCTATGTACTTCTCTTTTTGCTCGTCTGAAGAAAAATTAGGCTCTTTTGGTCTTTCCCATTTTTGTTCTTCTACAGGAAGGTCGCTATATAATACTTTATCTGTGTGTAGCTTCTTAGGTAGTCCTATTAATAAACCTCTTATCTCAACTACCCTACCTATATATCCATTAGGAGATATGTTTACTAGGTCTAATTCTTCAATATAGCCTTGTTCGTATTTTTTATTAAAACTTAATCCTTCTATCGTATCAGTTACATCTTTCATTAACTCATACGAAAACATTTTATTTATCTGCTTATCCATTCCTTTTGTTTATTGCGAATCTTTCTGCTGAAGATAAATTCTTTTGTTTTCCTAGCTTAGTGTCTCCACTTTTGATTTTTCTGTCTAGCTCTTTTATTGTTTCAGATATATTGTACATAGCACTAAAAGACAATGCTTTCGTTTTAGATATTGCCATTAGTTTAGTGGAATCTGATTCTATCTCGCTCTTCATTATAAGAGATAGTTGTTCAAAAGTATTTTCACTACCTTTTTTTAAATCTGAAATAACATCTCGTATAAACTCGTCTTTAAAGTCTACTCCTTCTATTATTTCCCTAATCGTTTTTATTGCTTCTAATTTCCCGTTTAGGATAGAGCCTAATTTGTAGTCGTCGTATTCTGTTAAGTCTTCTTTTTCGCTTAACTTATCTAGTAATTGTTTTACTCCCACCCTAGAAGAGTCGTGTATGATGTTTTGAAAGTCCATAATATTAATGTTATTTTAATACAGCAAAAGTACCTAAAAAACAAATCCCCTTCTTTTAACAAGAAAGGGACTATATATTTAAAGCATCTTACACATCATTTGCCGTTTAGCGTCAGTGAGTAGCCATAAGTCTCCGAACTCACTTCCTTCGTCTTCAAACAAACCTATATTGTATTTATAGTTAGCGTAGTCTGTAAGTATCACAGTGTCGCCTATATCAACGCCAAAATCACTTTCTATAGGTAAGTATTCCACGACTCCTAAAAGCCCTTTAAACTTACGTTTTTCATCGTGAGCTAAATAGATACTTCCTACTTTGTCGTCTTTCTTGTCTATACCTCTTACGATAACGTATTCACTAAATAGTATAACTTTTGAGTTGTTATCTATGTAGCCATAAGTTAATTCTTTAGGTACTGTAAGATACCAATATTCTGCGTCGTCAGAAACGTAGTACTCTGTTTTGTGGTAATTTAAAGACCCGTCTCCTGCGATGTCTCCTTTTATTACGTTGTGGTTAAAGAATATAGTAAGACCTTTTAGCTCGTGTGAAATCACTTCAGCTTTAGGGTGGAGCTTATCTTTGACGTCCATTGTCCTATCTTCACTGAGTATCAGCCGACTTTCTAGCTTTCGTTCTCCGACCTTTGCTACGTCGGATTTAGGCAACCTGACTATGTAGCTCTTCTGCCCTGCTCTGATCTAGTCTTCTCTAGACATCGTCATACGCAACCACGCACACTGCTGACGGAGTCCATAAAACGGGTAGAGTATCGTC